AAGTTGATAACTCTACAAAGAAGACAGCTAAACAGATGAAGCAACTTAGTAGTGATACTGGTGCTTCTACATCTGCTACATTGGAACTTGGTAGAGTGTTTTCTGATGCACCTTATGGTATTCGAGGTGTTGCCAATAACATTCAGCAATTAGCATCTAACTTGTTCTTTATGTCTAAAAAGACGAATGAAGCAACAGGTAAAACAGTTGGTTTTGGTGGTGCTATAGGGAGTTTACTTAAAAACCTAATCGGTCCTGCTGGTATATTAGTAGCTTTTCAGGCTGGTATTGCTTTATTAGACTACTTTTCAGCAGGAGCTAAAGAAGCTAAAGCAAGTACGTCTGATTTTGAATCTTCTGTAAAGAGTTTAACAAAAACATTAGAAGATTTATATGTACCAGAAAGCGATATTGTAACTAAAATAGAGGAATATGTAAAATTAAACACCAAAAGAATAGGTATAGATAAGAAGTTGAAGGAGAATTTTAAAGAACTTAGTGATGTAGAGAATAGTCTAATAGATGTAAAAGCTAATTTAATTAAGGCTATTGAGTCCGAAGCCAACGGAGAGAATGACCTTCAAGGGGAATTTAGTTCTGGTATGGCTGTTAGGGAGGGTGTAAAGACTTTAACAGAAAAGCAATTAAAGTTAGAGGAGCAACAAATAGACCTAACAAAGACTTCAATTGAATTAATTCAAGAAAAAAATAAAGTAACATTAGATTACGAGTCTGCATCTGTAGGCACTGTAAAGGCATTAGAGAAAATAAAGTCTGGACTCCTAAAGGAACAAAAAACATTATCATCTGCACCTGAAAAATGGAAGGAGTATGCTGATAAGATAAAAAAGGTACAGGCTGAAATTGATGCTATAACTGGAGGTGATAAGAAAAAACTAAAAAAGACCAAGCTAATAGAGCTTGAGGACTTAGATGTAACCGCAGAGAACTACGAAAGTGAGTTAAGTAAATTAAACGAGAGGTTAGAGCTTATAGATGCTAAGAGTGAGGAGGATAAACTAATAATAAAAAAGAAATATCATTTAGCTAGATTAGAGTCTGACCATAATGAGCATACTGATAAATACAAACAAACTACGACTCAATATAGAGCTGATTTAGAGCTTTACTTAAATCAACAAGTTTTGTTAGGTAAAATGTCACAAGAAGATGCTGATAAAAGATTGGATATATTTGATATAAATACAAAAACTCAAATAAGGCAATCCAACAAGAACTTTGAGTCTTTAAGAAGTGCTACAAAATTATTTTATGATAATCAGATAATGGATGCTGTTTTTGCAGGACAAAAATTAGCTGGTAACGGAAATACACAAGCTACTCAAGATATGATTGATACTCAAAATCATTTAAAAAGAAAGGCTGATTTATATGCTTCGTATGCCGACAAAGTTAAGCAGGTTTTGAGTGCCATATCCGATTTCGTTAGTGCTGAATTTGAGAGAGAATTAATAATAGAAGAGAATAAAACAAATTCTGCAAACAAGTCTCTAAATGATAGACTACTAAATGAAAACCTATCTAAAGACCAAAGAGCATCTATTCAGAATCAAATAGCTCAAAATGATGAGAAATTAAGAGTTAAAAAGGAGCAGATAGCTCGTAAGCAATTTAAAGTAGAGAAGGCTTTTAAAATAGGTATGGCTATCGCTGACACCGCATCATCTGCACTAAAAGCTTACGCTTCTCAGTTATCAATACCTACTCCTGACGCTCCTTTTAGAGCAGCTGCTGCTGCAAAGGTTGCTACTGCTTTTGGTTTAGCTAACGTAGCGATGATTGCAAGAACTAAATTTCAATCTTCAGCTCCTTCATCTCCTGCAAATGCGAGTATAGGTGGTTCTGATAGTTCGAGCAGTGGTCGTGCAGAGCCTTCTTTTAATATAGTAGGTAGGTCTAACGATAACATACTTTTAAGTGCTATACAGTCGCAATTTGACCAACCTTTAAGAGCTTATGTTGTTGCAAGAGATGTAACCAATCAACAGCAGTTAGATGGTGTTATATCAACATCAGCAAGTACCTAAAATAAAACAATTAAAATTAATAAAGTTATCATAATATAATACAACAGATATGAAAGATTTAGACATAATAGAATTATTTATTGACGATGCTAAAGAAGATGATGGTATTGAAGCAATATCATTGGTAGAGTTCCCTGCCATTGAAGAAAATTTTATTGCTTTAAGCAAACACAAGGTTGACTTTAAAACAGTAGATTCTGAAAAAAGGATTATAGTTGGTTTAGCCTTAGTACCTGACAAGCAAATATACAGACGTAAAGGAGAGTATGAGTATAATGTTATATTCTCTAAAGAAACCGTAAGAAAAGCTTCTGAGCTATACTTAAAACGTCTTAAACTAAACAACGCTACATTGGAACACGATAACCAAATGACCACAGGTGTATCTGTTATAGAGTCTTGGATAGTAGAAGACCCTGAGAGAGATAAGACTGCTCTATATGGCTTAAATGCTGTAAAAGGAGCTTGGGCGGTTACTATGAAGATAGATAATGATGAGGTATGGGAAGACGTTAAAGCAGGTAAATACTTAGGATTAAGTATCGAAGGTATGTTTAGCGATAGTGAAAAAGATATGGAAGAAGTGGAGGCTTCTAATGTATTAGAGGAGCTTAAAAAACTATTATCATAATGAGTAGAGCTGTTTACTGTTACTGTAAAAATACCTATTCAATAGAATGTGGTAAAAGAAATAATAAGAGATGTAATGCACCAGATTACTGGAAACAAGGCATAGGAAACATAAGCAATACTGCCGAAGAAGATTAAAACAAGACAGTATCTTTATAAATAGTTATATTAATATAAACCAATGAGTATGAAAGCAACAGAAATCCTTAACAATGTCAAAGAGCTTTTGAATCTATCTAAGGTAGAGACAAAGATTGAAGACGTATTAGTTGAAGAAACCGTAGAATTATCTACAGAAGAAACAACAGAAGAAGTTACAGAGGAAGTTAGTGAAGTATTACTTGCTGAAGAAGAAGAGGTAGCAGTACCATCAGAAGAGGTTGCTGAGGCATCACCAATGATGTATGTAACACCTGAAGAATTATCAGCAGTTAAAGCGGAATTACTTTCGATGATTAAAGCATTAATCGAAGATAAACCAATGGGAGACGTAAAAGAAGTTCCTCAAGAGTTATCAAAACAAGAAGAAGTTGAATTGTCTGAAGATGTAGAAGAAGTTGTGCATTCACCAGAAAATACAATTGAAACTAAGAAAAACTTATTATCAAACCAAAACAAAGCTATGACTACTGAGCAAAGAGTCAATAGTATGTTATTCAACTAAAATTAAATAAAAATGGCTACTACTACAAACATTACTACAAGTTATGCTGGTGAAAGTGCAGGAAAATACATCTCTGCTGCTTTATTATCAGGTAACACAATCGCAAATGGTGGATTAACTATCAGACCAAATGTAAAATTCAAGGAAGTTGTAAAAAGATTGGAATTAGATGGAATCGTAAAAGATGGTTCTTGTGATTTCGCTGATACATCTACTTTAACTTTAACTGAAAGAATTATTCAGCCAAAAGAATTACAAGTTAACTTAGAGCTATGTAAGAAAGATTTCCGTTCTGATTGGGATGCAATCCAAATGGGATATTCTGCATTTGATAACTTACCTTCTTCTTTCCAAGATTACTTAATCTCTTATGTTGCTTCTAAAGTAGCTCAAAAGAATGAGAATACAATTTGGTCAGGTGCTGATGCTAACGATGGTGAATATGCAGGTTTTTCTGAATTATTAGCTGCTGATGCAGGTGCTGTTGCAGGTCAAACTATCGCTGCTGTTGCAGGTGGTGTAACTGCTGCAAACGTTATAGATGAATTAGGAAAGATTGTAGATGCAATTCCTGCTTCATTATACGGAAGAGAAGATTTACATATTTATGTTTCACAAAACATCTTTAGAGCTTATAAAAGAAGTTTAGGTGGATTTGGTGCAGGTGGATTAGGTTCTGCTGGTGTTGGAGCAATGGGAAATAACCAAGATGTAAATGTTTTATACTTTGATGGTGTAAAAATATTTATGGCTAACGGATTAGCTGCTAATGTAGCTGTATCAACTACTAAGGATAACTTATGGTTCGCTACAGGTTTATTATCAGACCAAAATGAAGTTAAGGTTTTAGATATGGAAAATCTTGATGGAAGTCAAAATGTTCGTGTGATAATGAGGTACACAGCTGCTGTACAGTACGGAGTTATTGAAGACATCGTAACATACGGAATCTAATAACAATTAAATAAATACAAAAAAGGGTAGGTGGTTAATCTATCTACCCTTTTTTATTAACTAATAATAAAATATAATAATATGGCTTGTGATATTAACTTAGGTAGATTAGAACCTTGTAAAGACAGCGTTGGTGGTATCAATGCGGTTTACTTTGTGAACTACGGAGATTTAGGTGCTATTACCTATGACTCAACCGATGTAGATGTAATTGACACCGTAGCAGGAACACCTTCTGCTTATAAGTATGACGTTAGAGGAAACTCTACCTATACTGAAAACATTCAATCAAGTAGAGAGAATGGAACTACTGCTTTCGAGCAAGTGTTAGAATTGACACTTAAAAAATTAACAAAGGAAGACCATAAGACAATTAAATTGTTATCTTTTGGTAGACCAAATATTTTAGTTGAAGATAATAACGGAAACGTATTTTTAGCTGGATTAGAACACGGAGCTGACGTTACAGGTGGTACTATCGTTACAGGTGGTGCTATGGGTGATATGTCAGGATATACTTTAAGTTTTTCAGGTATGGAGAAAGTTCCTGCTAATTTCTTAAATAAAACTTCTGCTACTGAATCTGGAGCAGTAACTGTTGCTGGTGCAGGATTTACTATTGTATCAGGTTCGTAATACTTAATACTTTTAATTGATTGACCCTGCTCTAACGAGTGGGGTTTTTTATTAAATAAAACAAAATAATATTATTTAGTTATCATAGTATGTTAATACTAAACCCAACAGCAGGAGAAAAGACAATCACGATTGCACCAAGAACTTTGTTCACCAATAGTTTCAAGGGAAGGGTTTTGGCTAATAATGGAATTTACGAAGAATCTACTTGTTTAATATTATTTCAAAGTAGAGGTTATTCTGTAAATTTAAGAAGAGATGGGGATGGTAGAGAAGAAACAATAATAAACCTATCTGTAAGTGGTATTTCAAACTTTACAAATGTTATGTTTATTCCAACAATTCTTGAAGAGGATTCTACGTATTACATAGAGATTACGAAAGATGATAAGCTTTGGTACAGGGATAAAATTTACGTAACATCTCAAACAGCTTTAGAAAGAACAACAGAGAAACACGTAATAGGAAATAATACAATATACCAAACTTACGATAGTGCGGATGATAACACATACATAATATAATGAAAAAGAGCAATATTAAAAAAGAGTACAAAGATAGCATTAGGATTGTAAATATGTCTTCTTACAGTACTCCAGAAATCAAAGAAGTTCACAATAAAGAGTGGGTTTCTTTTGGTAATAATAATGACTATTTCGATAACTTAATTGAAAGATACTTAGACAGTCCTACTAATGGTAGGTGTGTTAATGGTATTGTTGATATGATTTATGGTAGAGGATTAGAGTCTACTAACTCTGAAATCTTCCCTGAACATTATGTTCGTATGAAGAAGTTGCTTAGACCAAGAGAGGTTAAAAGACTTGTTAATGACTATAAGTTATTAGGTCAAGGAGCTATGCAATTAACCTACAACAAGACTAAGACGAAAATATTAAAAGTATCTCACTTTCCTATGGAGACACTTAGAGCAGAGAAAGCTACTGATGGTAAGGTAAAGGCATACTACTATCACCCAAGCTGGAAGGAATGCAAGACATCTGACAAGCCTAAAAGAATACCTACATTTGGTAATGGTGCTAAGTCTCAAGTTAATGAGCTTTACGTATTTAAGCCTTATAGAAGTGGTTTCTATTACTATGCTACTGTTGATTATCAAGCCTGTTTACAATATGCTGAATTAGAGTCAGAGGTATCAAATTACCATATCTCAAATATACAGAATGGCTTACAACCGAGCTTATTTGTAAACTTTAATAATGGAGTGCCTAACAAGGAAACTCAGGACGCTATTGAAAATAAAATAAACGATAAGTTTTCAGGTAGCTCACAAAGTGGTAAGGCAATTATAGCATTTAATGAATCTGCTGAAACAAAGGCTGACATAGAGGCTATACATTTACCTGATGCTCACGCACAATATCAATTCCTTTCTGATGAAGCAAGAGAAAAGATTATGTTAGGTCACGGTATTGTATCTCCAATTCTATTGGGTATTAAAGATAATACAGGATTTGGAAACAATGCAGAAGAATTAAGAACAGCATCTGTTTTAATGGATAATGTTATTATAAGACCATTACAAGATGGTATCATATACGGATTAACAGAGTTACTTGAATTTAATAAGATATTCCAAGATTTATACTTTGTTACATTACAACCTATTGAATTTACAGAGTTAGAAAATATATCTACTAAAGTAAGAAAAGAAGAAGAAACAGGAGAGAAGCTTTCTTCGGAAAAAGAAGCAGAAGACTTTTCGGATGAGGATGGTGATAACCTATATGACCAATTAGAAGGCTTAGGAGAGGTTTTAAGCGATGAATGGGACTTAATCCATAGTGAAGTATATCAAGAAGAAGATGAGTCCGTTAAAATGGCTGAAATCAAGTATTCGGATAAATCATCATCAGAAGACAATGCTGTTTACAAAATAAGATATGCTTATTCACCTGAAAGAAAGTCTGAAGGAAGTAGAACATTCTGTAAGAAGATGGAGAACTTAACAGGTAGAAAGATTGTATTCAGAAAGGAAGATATTAATATGATGTCTTTTAGAGGAGTTAATAAAGAGTTGGGTCACAATAGAAACAACTATTCTCTGTTAAAATTTAAGGGAGGCAAAAACTGCCATCATTATTGGGAGCTACAAGTGTATAAGAAGTCAAGCGGAAAGAAGGTTAATGAAGATACTGCTTATGGCAAAGGTCTTGATAAACCACAGAATCCATCAGAGATTACTGAAAGAATGGTAGACAGACCAGATAGAGGTGCATACCCAAGTGTATTAAGTAGAATCAAAAAAATCATAGGGCAATAATGAAAGCATTATTTATAACAGTACAAGACCTAAAAGCAAAGTCAATTATAAGTGGAAGCACGGATGCAGACAAGTTAATTCACTATATTGAAGTAGCTCAAGACATTCATATACAAAACTACTTAGGTGGTAGTCTTTACGACAAGCTACAGGATTTAATAATTTCAGGAGATATAAACCTTGCTGGTAATAGCGATTACAAGGCTCTTAGAGACTCTTATATTAAACCTATGCTAACTTGGTTCACTCAAGCAGAGTACTTGCCATTTGCTATGTTTAAAATAGATAATGGAGGTGTAGCAAGGCATAGAGGAGAAGATTCTGATACGGTTAACTTTAGTGACGTTGATAGAATGATGAGTAAGATAAATGATAGAGCTGAATTTTATACAAGAAGGTTCTTAGATTATATGTGTAACAATAGCAATAAGTTTCCTGAGTATTCTAATAATAATAATGGAGATATGTACCCAGATAAGGATGCAGATAGCTTTACAGGTTGGGTATTATAATGGAGAGTAAGAAAAAAAAGACATATAAGACAAAAGAAGTTAACATAGTAAGGTTAGCAGCATTTTACGAAAAAGTAAGTAAAAAAGACAAAGACAATGGCAAACAGTATTAATTGGGGGGAAATATATAAGACTACTTCTTGGGGGAACCCAATAAACGGTGGATGGGGTACTGTATATTATGAATACGGAGATTCATTATTCCCTGTTACTTTGCATTTTCAAGAAAGAGTATTAGCTGACGGTGGTATTTTCTTAGATAAGAACTTAGAGTGTGTTAACGTTATATTTGATGGTCAAGAGGGTTCAATTCCTGTTATAACATCAATAGGAGGTAATATAAGTTTTCCTGCATATACAGGAACATATACTGATAGTGGAGCAACTGCACAATCCTTATTATGGGGAGATATAACCTCTGATATAGTTACTAC